TCTCCCGGCTGTCACACCACTTTTCTGACCAGATCCCCGAATACGGTTTTCTCAATCAGTTCTCATGGCATGGAGCCATGGGCAGGTGTCGCGTGTTCAACAACTACTAGGAGGAGTAGTCGAATTTCCCGAGGCCGAGCGGGTTGCCAACAACCAAGCCTGCGACGGCTTCGATGAGGCGAGCAGGGCCACCACCGTAATCTGGCAGTGCGGTGACGTTAGCGACGTTTCCGCCGTAGCGAACCTCGATGAGGTTCATGTCGAGCACAAGACCTTTGTAAGGTGTGGGCGTCCAGGTCGTGCCGGACACGGTTCCGATGAACGTGGAAGGATGCAGACGCACCGTTCCGAAGTCACCCTGGAACACGTCCAAGCTCTGGATGAAGGTGTCCGCGGCAGCGTCACGCTGGAAGGTCTGCACCTTGGTCGCACCAGCAGCAAGCGTGTTGCTGGAGTTGCTGACCGTGGTCAGAGCCGTGGTCCCGAGCAGGCCGGTGAAGGCACGCTTGAGGTCCGTTCCAACGATGGCGTCGAAACTGGTGTAGTGGCCAGTCTGGTCGAAGATCGACTTCAGAAGCCCCTGCACACCTGCGTCCGTCAACCCGCTGGATGCACCAGTGAGGATCGAGGTCAGAGGAGTACGGAAGATCGAAGGGATGTCTCCGGGGGTTGGCGTACCAGTTCCGGCGTTGTTGATCCAGGTCTGCACACCAGCGGTGCGGTAAGCCTGAGTCGTGCCGTTGTCCTGCTGCGAGAGCTGGTTCGACGTGAAGGTCGCTTCCATGTCGCGCTTGATGCCAGTGATGCCCTTGCTGACGTTGTCAGCCAGTTCGTCACGCACGCCAGCGACATCAGCGATGTCCTGGGTAAGGCGGGACACGCGCACTGCACGCCGGAAGACCTGCGCGTAGTTGGCGAGTTCAGCGCGGTACCCAACGACATAGTTGTCGTAGGTGGAAACGTCCGTGCCGTCAACCACACCGCCCACCTGAGGAGTGGGAAGCGAGTCAGACTGCCAGCGGAAGTACATATTTCCGGGCTTGCTGCCTTTGCGAGCCATCGACGTAAAAGGAGTGTCCTTTGCGTCAACGAGCGCAATCATGTCCATCAAGTCTTCGCGTAGACCGCGACCGCTAAGTTGGGGTTCAGTAAGAATAGCCATAAGTAAGAGTAAACTGCGTTTGATTGTTAAGGACTTACACAAGTCCCATTGCTTTGATTACGTCAGTCATCCCATCTCTTGAATTGTTCCGAATGAACGATTGCTTGGCCTTTTGAAGGTCCGTCTGGGTCGTCCTTGCTGGTGCCGCCTTAATCGACGGTTGAGCAGGGGCGCGTTTGATCGGTGCAGTTGGTTTCTTCTGTGCTTTCTTTTCGCCGTAGGCTTTGATTCCCATAACTAATAATCCAGCTACATGTTTCCAGTCTGCCCGGCGCTTCTTCAGCTCTGGGAACTCACGCAGAATCTGTTGAGCAGTTTGATACTCCTCAGTTTCCGGCTTGCTCCACCAAGGAAAGTCTTTCACCACTTCACCCTCGACGTAAGCCTGCTGTTGCAGGTACTCTTCGCGGGCTGGCAGCTCGATTTCCTTGCGCCGAATCGCCAGTCTCTTCATGCTGCGAACTTCCTGGTCGGTAAGATCCTTCTCCGTGCCATCTGGCAGGGTGATGACTCCACCATCTGGGTTCTCTTCGCACCACAAAATGACATCCAACGCTCTCTGGCGCTCTTCCTTCACTTGTTCAAGTGTGGACAAACGCTCGACAACATCAGATACGTCCACCTGTCTTGCCGGCACCGAGGACTTTGCAGTCTCCAGTTCCTTTTGCAGTTCAGCCAGACGTGACTTTTGCGCTTCCAGTTCAGCTTGAGCGGCCTTCTTCGCAGCAACTAACTTGTTGATGCGCTTCTGTACGCCCTTGCTTAACGAACTTTCTTCAGCTTCAGCTTCTTCTTCAATGGGCTGATCGGCTTCCACCTGTGCTTCAACCTCCGAGTCCACAATTGGCTCCTCAGTCTCTACTTCAGGTTCAGCCTTCTCCTCTGTGGCGGGAGCCGCCTCCTTCTCGTCAAGGAAACCAGACTTAAGCAGGTCACTAAGACTTTGCTGGTCCAGCAAACCGAGTTTCTGTGCAACGGGTGTACTGCCTGCCTCCTGACTCCCGGCGTCAGGCTGTGATTGTGTTTCGTTCATGCTAATAGGTAGCAAGTCCTTATTTAATCAAACCAGTAACGCTGGTTAGCCCGCTTTTAGCGTTATGCCAAATCTTCGTTTGTTGTCAAGCCGTTTAATTCTCTAGCTTGTTTTCTTAATTCAATAAGTGTGCTCAAAAGTAAATTAATCCCGTCAGCCTGCCCTGCCGCATGTATCCTATCTTCTCCTTTGCAGTCTTTACTTATAGCAAGCATCCAATGTTGCTCTTGCAACTGCTCAATAACTTTTAGCACTTCGCTCCAGACAATGTTCTTCCCTGAAAAGCCAAAGGCGTCCTTTTGATTTTCCGTCATTGTTGAGATACAGGAGTTACACCAATGCGGCCAATCTGCGCGTTTTGCTGTTGCATAACAGACATCTGAAGGCTCTTAACGTAGTTCTCAAAGAGCGCCCGGAAGTTTTCGTCCTGCTGGAGCGCAGCCTGCGCTTTCGGGTTGGCCTGCATCACCTGCTGCGCGTATTGCAGCTTGGTCTGTGCGGCAGGATCGTTCTGCTGGTACAACGCCTCGTTGCCGAGCAGCATCATGCCAATGTCACTCTGCACGTCCTTGAACATCTGCACACTGGCCTGCTGTTGGTTGAGGATAAGCTCGCTTGCCATCTCAGGCGCGATAGCTTGAATCATCATCTCGGTCAGCCGTGTTCTGTTTAACACACCACCAGTGTCTAACTGAGCAACCTTTGTGAGGAAGTCAATCTTCTGCGCGATGTACTCCTTGTCCATGTCCATCACGTCAAATCGGACGTTAAGGTCGAATTCGTTGTGTATCTCGGACATACTCTGCGGCAATTGCCCACCAGTGACGCGCATGATCTCCTCTGGGCTCATGTACTGGCAGCACAGCGAGAACATCTGCCGGTAGATGTTGCGCCAACTCAGCAGCCAGCTATTGACGAGCAACTGTTGGAGCATCTGCGTCTTTACAGGTGGCACCAAGGCGTTGACCGTGCCAAAGTAAGCAGCGTGATTAGCCTCGACACGCTCGATGAGCTTGAACGCCACCGTGGGTTCGCGTGCCGGCGGCTCCATGAAGCTGTAGTCGGTTGGACTTACGACAGGGAGCTGTACTCCTGGGCCCACCTTGTTGATGGCACCAATTCGTTTGACGACTTTGATGGGAGGTAGAGTCGAGAAGGCAGTATGATCCCGAATGGAATCGTGCTGGGCTTTGATCTCATCTTGATCCGTGCTCGCAAGTTCGGGTATACCACGAGTATCAGTAATAGCGCGGCGCAACTGTTCACGACGGAATTCCACAAACGGGTATTCGCCATGAGCGTAATCAAGTCGCTGATGGATAGCCCACGAGGCTGCATCTTCTTTTCGATTGGACGCCGCTTGCGGACAAAAAACGGTGTAGTAAATCGCGGGCGCTTTTCCGTCGAGACTCTTGGTATAAGCATACACAACCTCCACCATGTTCATGTAGTTTACGCCGTTGTAAACCAACATGGTCGTTGTCGGCAGCAGGTTGATGTTGTAGAACGTGCTGCTCTTGCCGATCTGTTGCAACGCACGCTCGACCCAGTCCGGGTCCCAACCTTCCGTGGTGATTTTTTCACGCAACTCAACCTCGGACATCCATGTCCTGCGGTAAATGACCCGTGATCGCTGTAAGTCAGCCGTCTCTGGTGGAACGATGATCTCGTCCCAAGGCTTAAGCGCAACGATCTCGGGAAGGTTCCGGCTGACGTACTCCTGGTCATACGTTGCACGGCCAGTCGTGGCCATCTCATTGACCATGCGCTTGGCGTTATCCGCGTCAAGGTCAGGGATCGCCGCTTGAATGATCGCAGCAGCCTGGTCGGGCGCATCAAGGATCATCTGCGGCAGTTCCGCAAGCACAGAGCCTTGCGCCTGTGCGGCCATCTGGAAGAGTTCTTCAGCGGTAATCTCTTGTGTGCGCTTACTGATGTTCTGCTGCCAGCCTACGAAGAATGCAGACCAACCGTACTGTAAAGCGTACTGAGCGCCAAGTTCAGCTTCCTTACGCAACTCCTGCGGCATCTTAGCGTCACGAATCCAGTGCAAAAGGTTCGTTGCAATGCCGCTGATAGGTGCATCATCGAGTGTGACCCCGGATGCTCGAATGGTTGCACGTTGAAAGGCTGTGACCAACAGTGCGGAAAGTTCGTTGCAGGACGAGTCGATGAGCCTGTTGCGAACATCACTCGCACCTTCAAATGGCCATGCCGGGCTACCCTCGGGGCGAGCCGTACTGTGCTTTTTGCCGTCGTCAGTCTGGCCCGCCCAGCGAGCAAAACGGATGTTATCAAACTTAGTCACCAAGTTGCCCTGTGACGAGTTAATCATCGAGCGGTTGTACTCGCTCAATAGCTCGCCAATGTCAGGCGTATCAGAAGCAATAGCTAAAGGATCAACTGGCGATATCATATTTAATAACTTCCGGTCATAGACATTCGTTTAGATTGCTTTTCCCAATCCAAGCCACCAAAGTATTGCGGCTGCATCACAACCATATACCCTAAAGCGTCGATAGGATCTTTACTAGCACCTTTTTGTCCATCTTGTCCAGTCCATTCCTTTAAACTATAAATCAAGTTCTGGCAAGACTCGTGCACCATCAGTTTTGGGTGGTTTTCACCTTTTACCATTGGTTTTTCTCTATCCCACGACAAAAGATCATTGATTAATAGCACCCGCTCCTCAATTGGCAGACCTGCTGCGGGCGTAAATATCAACGGATTGTCAGTCTGACCAAGCAGGTCAAGTACGGTGATACCGCCGTCTTTAGTAATCGTC